AAAACGTGCAATCTTATTGTTATTAAATAATAGCTCAGAGATAATAGCTGAGTAGCCTTCTACAGCTTCTACAGTATCTGAGGAAACAATCTGAGAAACACCCTGTGGTTTTAGGTGCATATCCGGCATCATGCCGTACTCAAATGTAGCCTTCTGTCTTTCTCGGGCCATGTCTGAACTATTTAGGAAGTCACCAACAGAGTTCATCACTCCTGTCTCGATCATACCAACTAGTTCTTCGTCTGTAACTCTCTCTTTGTATCCTTGAGAAATTCTAACTACGCTAGAAATATTGTCTGCCATTATAAACCTTTCTTGGTTCAATCAATCAATCAAGGCTATAACAGCCCATATAAGTCTTCCGGATATCCCACTTGCCGGTCGCCCCAAGCGGACACAAAGGGATAATCTTATTGCCCTCGGATGGGCAGTGTTCGTCCTGTCTTTTCTCCGATTTTATCTTTCGGATTAAGTAGTTTGTTAGGTTGTTGTGGTTTAAGAAGCTTTTTAAAGCCTTCTTTTTCTTCACCACGTAATGGTACGTTCATAACCATGTTGTGTTTTCCTGTTGGAATGATCCCATGCGTTGTGTAAAGGGAACATTATTAGTTGTTAGTTTATCACCGTGAGTACGGATTACTTCGAGTACAATAGCCAATGCAATAACTGTATCGTCATTATGACCCACAATAGCATTAGTTTTGCCATTGTCATCAGCAACATAGTTCATCAATTCACCTATAACAGTTCTTGATGGAATCCATACTTCATCATTCTCGATAGCACTCTTTAAGAATCCGATAATAGCTGGCTTAGATGCAGAAGTTGTTCTCCAACCTACTCGGCTACCTTCTTCTTTAGATACGTTAGCAATCTTTGTCTGATAGTACAAGTTAACGTAGTTCATCTGCGTTAGTCTGTTGAGTGTAGCAATACCCATAGAGTTAGACTCAACAGCAAGGAGAGCATTGTTGTAGTATCTGCCAAGGTAGAATAGTACATCACCAAACTTAGATGGATCAATGGTATTGTTACGATATACAGCACAGATCTCCTTGTCCTTGTTCATCACAATAGCAGAAGAATAGTCCTTACCTACACCTAAGGCAACGTCTCCTGCAATAGCAAAAGAGTCTTCAAAGGTAGGATACTTGTAAATCTCGATAGAACCCCTTGGGGCATCCTCCATCATCTGAGACTCAAAGTTAAATTCCATCTGTTTGAGAATAGGTTGAGGAATTAAACCCATTAACTTTTCAATGTTAAATACGTTGGCCCCTGATACAACAAAAGCTTCATCAGGAGTAGCAGGGTACTCTTGTCTGAACTTATCTTGACCACCCTCGGCAATCTTTAATCTTCTCCAGTATAACTGGTCATTATCAAGATTAAACCGGGTAACCAATACTTCTTCCTCTTCTGTTCTTTCAAAAGATTCAGGAGCAGTCCTACGGTACTCGGGCATAAGGAACCATGGTACGAAGATAGGAATATACTCGTTCTCTCCGGCTACAGCACCCTTCCACAATCTGTGAAACTCATTACCCACACCATTAGCAGTACTCTCAAGAATAACCTCGGTACCTGGTGCCTGTGAAATACCCTGAAACATACCAGCTAAAATCTTGGCATCATGAGTCCAGAAGGCTACCTCAGACAAGTGAGCAATAGTAGGAGTTGTACCTCTACCAGCCTCTGGAGAACCAGCCGTATACAGCCTATACCCTGAATCATTATGTTCAAACATAATCTCTTTGGCATTAGACTTCTTAAACTTAGGTCTGAAATCCTCAGACATATTCGAGATAGTATTTCTACTCATAGAAAACAAAGAGTCAGAAGTAGCTGTATCATGAGCCATAACTACTGATTTGTTGTAAGCATTAAAGTAACTCTTCCAAAATACTCTGGCTGTAGTAAAGGTGCTTAGTCCCATCTGTCGAGCCTTAAGAATAATAGCTCTTACTCTACCAGTAGTTCTTAACTGTTCTTCAATCTTTTCATTGACAATTCTTTGTGCCTCATTAAACACAAAAGGTTGAA